TGCCACCACTAGTTACTGCTTGTTCTACATAACCAGCGATTGCTTTTTCTACAATTTGTAAGTTGGTATTAGTTTTATCACCCCATGTACCGGCATTTTCGCCGGTTGCCATTAGTTCTATACCAAGATCTGAAAATGTTGATGCCATAATTTAATCCTTAAGGTGAAGGTGAATTAACTGGTATTCTGACTGTTCCGTCTGTGTAGTCATCTCTTCGTCTTCTACCTATTTGTTCTCCTCCAAATTTTTGTACTTCTTGTTGATACTTTTGTTCGTATAATTGCAGCATATCAGCTGGACCTTTTAGAAACCCGTAAGCTTCTGCTAGACAACAATATAGCAGACCATTTGGAAAATTCATACTAATATAATTAGTATCATCATTTTCTAATAATGCTGGTGCTGCGTTGTAGTGTATTTTGTATGCAAATGTTGCACTCGGTGTCGGTGATACAATAATAGATCCAGAGTTTGATGAGCTTTCTCCAGTTGCTCCTGTATCTAACATTGCATAGTATTTTGGTGTACCAGTAGATGTAGTTGCTGAAATATATTCCTCTAAAAATGTTAAATCTCTTTTTTCTAAATAAGTATTAGCACCTGTATAAGTAGATCCAGTTGCAGTATAAACCTGCACTGCTCTAATAAATACAGCTCCTGCTGGCACAGTTACAGTGCCTGTTCCAGATGTAAAATTACCTGTAGCTGTTTTTCTGTCAGCATCAATAGGTACATCTCTGAAAATTCTATATTGTGCATTTAAAATAATATTTTCTAAAACACTATCTGATAGCACTGTTGAGCTAACTTCTGTATAATTTCTTATCTGTGTTTTTAATCCTGATGCACTTAATCCTGCCATATTATGCTGTCAATGTTGCTGGACCAGCCGAACAACTATTGCCTCCTCCTGATATTCCACCACTTGTAGCAGTATCTGTGTCTACAGTAAAGTGATAGAAATCTGTTGTATTAGTTATATTACCACTAGAATCTCGTTTGCCAACTGTTATTGAATAACCAGCAGCTTTTGCTAAATTAGCTCCTGTAATACCATCAAAACCTTTTGGATTTTCAAATGCATCTGAGTCAGACGATGTATGTATTGGTCCTCTAAATCTTACAGTATCACTTGTTGATCTACCATGAGATTTTTCAAATACATTTATAATACCAGATGATGCTGATATGGTTTCAAAAGGGTCAGGACCTAAGATTCTAGCAACTTCTTCTTCTGTTCTATCAGGTCTTGCATCAAATAAACCTTGTGCATCTCCTGATCTAGATCTTAATTCTAACTGTGGATGTTTAGCTTCAAACTCTGATTTGTGAACTAAATGACCATTCCATTCTCTAACCATTTCGTTGTATGGAAACTCCATCCCTGATCTGTCAGATATTGCTTTTGCGTATTTTCCTCTTGCTTGTGCCATTAAGTTCCTGGGTAATAAGTTTTAGGTGTTATAAATGTGCTAGAAGAAGATCCATCTTCTGCTAACGCTCTTGCTAATTCATCTTCATAATATAATTTCATAGCTTGTATTCTATCTGGTGCATACTTTTGTGCTAGATAAAATGCTAAACCTGAAACCATACATGGTACAAATCTATATGGTACATCTGTTGCATCAGTGTAAGTTGAGTCCGCATCTTGTATTCTTTTTACAAAAAAGATGTGCATGTCTTTTGATGCAGCTGTTGAGTCTGGACAAGGATAAACAGTAACCGTAGTTTTATCAATAAATCTTTGTACAAAATATTGTGATGGTGTGCCTTTAGATAATTTTGCAGACAAACTAGAATAAGTTGATCTGTCAATCTTTGTCATCGCTGCATCTGATTGAGTAGTTTGAGTTCTGTTTTGTCTAAATGTTGCTTCCAACACATCTGCAACACCATAAGTGCTTGATCCACTTGTACCACCAACAGTCACAGAAGATGTTCCATCACCACTAGATCTATAAAAAGTATACTCTGCTTGACCTTCAATAAGATCAATATTTGTATCTCCTATTTCCCAATAGTGTAAACCTCTATTACCCCATTCTTGAAATAATATATTTAAAGATCTTCTTGCTGATTTTAACTGATATCCAGAAGTTACTTGTGAACCTATACGCTCATATGCTTCTGCTATTAGATCATCAACAGCAAAAGTTTTGTCAAAAGTAACTGTGCCGGAAGTTGTGTTGGCCATTCGTTACTCCTAATAAATTTTTTGAAATTCTGCTATAACCGTATACATGTTACCAGAATCAGCGGCACCTGGTACAACAAAGTTAACATCACTTTGGTTACTGTTACTAGATTTATCTGCTGGTATTCCACCAAATTCTCTAAAGTCCCAATATCCTGCGCCTGTTAATCCGATGATAGGTATATCTCCGTCAGAGTCTTCTTCATCTAGTCTTGCAAAAGCATCTCCGCCATCACCACCTTGACATGAATACCAAACTCTAAGTAATCCTAAATGTGCTACTGCAGTTCCATCTTCTCTAGCGTCTAACGCAGAGACATCTCCAAAAACTGTAGTTCCACCTGTTCCGTCTGATTGGTTTACTATTTTAATAACAACTCTCTTATCGTTTTGTTGTAAGATAGTTGGTCCTGTTACTGTGTCTGCCATGTTTCCCTCCTTAATTAAGAAACTGTGAGGGCCGAAGCCCTCACATTAATTACTATTATTGATCTGCAAATGCAGGTGCATCAGCACCTTCTTGGTAACCCCAAATATAATAGTTTGTACTATCTTTAGCTAAAATGTTGATTTCAAATATACCAAAATCTGTAAGAGTTAGCTGTGAGTTAGAGTTTCCATCAGAATAAACAGATACGTTATCAGCGTTTGAATCTAAATGAACGATACCACCAATAAAGAAATTAGTATTTCCTGGTGTTACGATAATTAGATTTTCTGCTTCTTCTGCAGCACCACCATAAATTAATTTAAAGTGTGAGCCAGCAACTGGTGCAGGTAAAGTTATAGTTCTATTAGATGCAAGTGCAGGAACTACAAGAGTTCTTCCACTGTGTGTTGCATTGTCAAGTGTTTTATCTTCATCTGCTAATGCAACTGGTCCATCACCTAAAGTGATAACTTCAGTAATTGCTCCAGTAGTAGCGTTTTTACTGACAGTCTTAATTGTGCTTTCAGATCGTATTGGACCTGAAAAAGTTGTGTTTGCCATGATTAAATCCTCCTATTTCCGAACATAGTCTTTAGGCCGTCGACTATACGCGTCTATGCTCTAATTTTAATTGTATAGTATGTTTTTTATACAACAGTTTTTAGTAGAGCGCAAGAGAGCCTGTAATGTGGATTGGATTTTTCCAACGATGTAGCTTTTTATTAAGTAGCTACAGAAACTTGTGGAGCGGCACCTTCAATTGTATTTTGCCTGTGGGCAATAGCTGCTTCTTCTAGCTTGATCTTTGTGATGACTTCCTTGACTTTGTCATCAATTCTGACCATTTCAAGAGTATACCTACCATTAGACAGATGCTCCTGTTCCCATTTCAACTCCAAGGACCTTTTTTGTTTGTATAGGTCTTGTATCATCGATAACCTCCTCATAGGTTATTCTGTTTACCTTGTCATTATAACTATTTCCAAGGTTTTCCCAATTTATACTTTTTTCTCCCAGTTTGTCAAGGATTGATTCTTCGAGAGAAACAGGGTTATCTTCAGACAAAACTTCAAATTTTGCATGATGATCGTATGCCCATATGTTTATTAGGAATTTTTTCATTATTCTACTTTCTGTTTAGAATGTGGCGGAACTATGTCCCGCCACAAAATTATTTAGATTACGCTCCTGGTGATCCGAAGATACCTCTAGGGTCTGAGAATCCAAAAGAATATCTCTCTCTAGCTTTGTATCTAACATTACCAGTTTCGAAGTCACCTTCCATTGCAGTTTTGATTGGTGCTCTAACGAACATTTTTAATCCGTTAGGAACATCAGTCTTAATGAAAAACGCATCAGTGTCAGTTAGGTAGTGGTTCACTCTATAACCTTGAGGAATCATACCCATGCTTCCAACTGCGTTGATGTCATTATCTGCAGTTCCAGTTCTACCTTGAGACTTCATAAGTCTTTCAGCAGTAAATTGTAGCGCAGAAGGAATTATCATTTTAACTCCTCTTGCTGCAATTTTTAGACCTCTTTCGTCAGTCATTGCTGCGATGTCAATCATAGCTTGTTCTAAAGAAGTTTCGTTTAGATCAGCCGCTGTAGACAACTCATTTTTGAAAGTTCCAGCGATGATTGGGTGGTCAGTAGCACAAAGCTCCTTACCATCACCACCTGTAAAGCTTGAATCAAACGCATTAT